GCCGAGGTTTGGGGGGTGGGGTCCAAACAATACACGAAGGAGCCCGATTCCGCGTCAGCCTCGTCTTTACTCCATCAAGACGACCTCAAACTCCCCTTCCTATGAACCAAGAGCTCCAAGTATGGCTCCGCGTCAAAGCGGACTGCGAAGCCAGCATAGAAAAGCACGGCGCAATAATTGAAGCGCTAACCGACCGGGGCCAACTGGTGATTAGAAGCAACCCGGCTATTGCTTCCCTGGCTCAAGCCAAGCGCATGATTGAAAAACTCCGGAAGGAAGAGAACAACCAAATGACCCTAGAGCTATGACCTGGACCGAAGAAACCATCGAGCGGTACTGCGTGCTAACCGAAGACGCCGCCGCTGGTACACCAGTCAAGCTGATGGAATGGCAGCGGGACCTAATCCGCCGGAGCGAAGGCAAGCGGATGGTTTGGCTGGAGATCCCTCGGAAAAACGGCAAGAGTGCATTTATTGCTATGCTAGCAATCGCCCACCTACTTAAAGGCTGGAAGGACAATAGCAACCCTCAGGTAATAATCGCCGCAGCCACCAGGGAGCAAGCGGGCGTACTGTTCGGCTACGTCCGGAACACTATTCTAATGAACCCAGTTTTGAAGCAGGCGCTGATACCTTACCGGAAGGAAATACACCTACTAAACAAACCCGGTTTCCTCAAGACAATCACCAGCGACGGCCTCAGCAACCACGGCGCAAACCCTTCCCTAATCTTATGCGACGAAATCCACGCCTGGAACGAACACAAGGGACCGGAACTTTGGGAAGCGCTGCGCACATCGATGGCCGCACGGCCTAGCCAAATGATTGCAATCACAACCGCGGGCGGCGCTTTCACCTTTGCCCACAAATGGCACGAGTACGCAACCAAGGTACTGAACGGCGACGTCGACGATCCCAGCTTCCTGCCCATTATCTACGGCGCCAAAGACACGGAGGACCCGCACGATCCGGCAGTATGGGCAAAGGCAAACCCGAGCCTTGGCGTGACCGTTACGATGGAGTACCTGGAGGAACTGAGCCGCACGGCTAAGTTTGACGAACCGACACTACTAAGCCTCCGAAAGCTGCACCTAAACCAATGGGCAGGAAGCGCACAACCGTACATTGAACTGGGCAGCTGGAATCGCTGCCTACAGAAAGAACCCGCCGCCCTAGGTACCTGGCGCTGTTACATGGGCGTGGACCTTGCAGCTGTAAACGACTGGACCGCCTACGTCCTACTTTTTTGGGATGGCGGCGAGCGCTTCTATACCAAACAGTTTTACCAAATCACGCAGCACAGCATGGACAAGCGCAAGAACCGCTACCCTAACCTGGTGCGCAACTGGATGAAGGGCGGACACGTCGAGGTCATTGAGGGCGAGGTGAACACCACGCCGGACCGCGTGCGCAAGATCTTCGAGCTATGTGAGGCCTTTCCGGTGGAAGCTATATTTTTCGATCCATGGAACGCAGCTGAAACAATAGACCAGGTACGGCAGCGCTACGGTGCAAAGTTTTGTTTTGAGGTGAGGCAGGGCGTCTTAATGATAAACGAGCCCATGAAATTACTCTACCGCCTGGTGCAACAGAAGCGCATAGGGCACGACGGCAACCCAGTAACCGCCTGGCACATTTCAAACACAAACCTGCAGATAGACAAAAACGACAACTGGACCTTTAACAAATCCAAGGCACCGGATAAGATAGACGGGACCGCTGCGCTTATTACAGCGCTAGCCGGATATGTGCACAACGCCCAGGCAAATACTTCAGTTTACCAAACGGAAGATATTGTTTTCGTATAATTTGGATGCATAGAATGTAATTCGTAACCTTTGCGCAATGGCCTCCTTTCTTCAACGAGTAACCCGGAGTATTTCGGGCATTATTAACCCGAAGCCTTGGCTTTTCCAGCTGATAGGTGGAGGCCAAACCAACGCCGGGGAAACCGTCAACAGCAACAACGCGCCCACGGTGCCGACCGTCTACGCGTGCGTTTCCCTGATTTCTGATACGATCGCATCCCTTCCTTTCCACTTATACGCGGAAAGTGACCAGGGAAAGATTCGAGTAGAGGGACAGTTGGACCAGCTTGTAAGCCGCAAGCCGTCGGAGGCATACAATAGCTACTACTGGCGCCAGGCGCTTATTAATAGCCTACTGCTACGAGGCAATGCCTATGTGCTGCCAGTCCGGAACCGCGGACGGATCACTGCGCTGGAAATGATAGACACGGACCTGGTGACTATTGACACCACCAGCGGCCGACTGATCTACAGCCTCTACCTTCCCGGCGGCGTGACCATGCGCCTAGAGCCTTCGCAGATTATTCACCTAAAGGCCTGGACCATTGACGGCATTAATGGCCTGAGCCCGATTATCTACGCGAAGGAAACCATCGGCACGGCTATGGCCGCGAACAAACACCTCGGCGGTTTCTACGGAAACGGTGCAATGCCCAAGGGCATCCTGCAGCTCGATGGCAGCATCCGCGACGTGGAGCGCCTGAAGGACTTAGGCCGTCAGTTTGACCAGCGCTACAGCGGAGCCAACAGCGGGAAGACCGCCGTACTGACTGCCGGAGCGGAGTACAAACCCGTGAGCATTTCGATGCAAGAGGCCCAGTACATCGAGTCGATGAACTTTGGCGTGGAGGAAATTTGCCGCATTTTCAAGGTACCACCGCATAAGGTGGGCCACATGCAGGGCACAACGCAAAACGCATCTATTGAAGCGCAGAACGCACAGTTTGTAAGCGACTGCATCCGCCCGCTTTGCGAGCAGATAGAAATGGAATTCACCAACAAGCTGGTAACTGGATCGCTGGAGTTTGAGCTCGACCTAAAGAGTTTAATGCGCGGCGACATGATGGCCCAGGTGCAGCGGAACGTGAGCTACTGGAACATCGGCGCAATTAGCGCTAACGAAATCCGCAAGAGCGAAGGCATGACTCCCATCGAGGGCGGTGACGAGTACAACAAACCCGCTCACATGAGCGTAACTGGCGATATACAAAATGGAACCATCAACCGAGAAGAAGGAGATCCGCAGCCTGCCGCTTAACGGCGGAGCTGAGGAAGGCTTGATTTTTGGCTACGCAGCCAACTACGAGGCCTACGATATGGGCGCTTTTAACGAGCGCATCGAGCGCAGCGCTTTCGCCGAGGTGGACAGCTTCGACATTCACGCGCTGTTGAACCATAACTATGACTACGTCCTAGCACGCCGGAACAAAGGCAAGGGCACGCTGGAGCTGCGCGCGGATGACCAAGGGCTGTACTTTGAATTCACAGCACCCGAAACCAGTACCGGAAAAGAGGCCCGCACCCTAGTGGAGCGCGGCGATTTGGATCAGGCATCCTGGGCCTTCACAGTGGCCGAGGAGCGCTGGGAGAATGTAAAAGGAGAAAAACCCACCCGCGTAATTACGAAGGTGGCCGAGATCTACGACATCAGCCTGACGCCGCGCGGAGCAAACCCCTCTACCGCTGTGGCGATGCGAAGCCTGGAGAGCGCCCGCGCGGCCCAGGTGGAAGAAACCGAAAATAATCAAAACCCCATACAAATGGAAACAAAACCCGAAGGCGCCGAAAACCCCGGCGCTGGAGTGGACGCCTCAGCCTTCGCTGGTGGTTTCTCCGCTTCACAGAAAAAAGACCTCCGCTCCTTTAACATCGTTAAAGCAATCCGCGAAGCACGCAACGGCAAGCTTACCGGAATCGAGGCAGAAATGAACCAGGAAGGTATCGCCGAGCGCAACAAGCTGGGCGTGGAAAGCCGCGGCGAAAACCAGGCAGCCATCCACATGCCCGAATTCTTGAACCGCGAATTGCGTACCAATACCGTAACTGGTGGAACTGGTGGCAACTTGGGCGGTGATTTGGTCTACACGGATCCAGGCAAGTACGTGGATTTCTTGTACCCAAATACTCCCATGCTTTCCTTGTGCAGTGTAGCTGAAGGCTTGACCGGTAACGTACAGTTCCCAGTTCAGGACTCTGACTACACCTTAAACTGGAGCACTGAGACCGGCGCAGCTTCTGCCCAGGACTTGACTTTTTCTACCATCACCATGACGCCTAAGCGCTCGGTGATTGCAGCTGCTGTATCTAACCAATTGTTGGCCCAGGAATACAGCCAGGGAATCCAGGCGCGCATGATCAACCAACTGAATCAATCCTTCAACAAAGGACTGGAGCAGGCAGTTTTGACCGGAACCGGAGCCTCTAACCAACCGACCGGTATCTATACCGCTTTGAACGGCACGGCTCAAGATTTGGCTTTGGGTGCTTTGTCTTACGACGACTTGGTAGACATGGAGGCTTTGTTGGCTGCTAACAACGCACTGGGCGGACGCCTGGGCTACGTTACGCACCCCAACGTAGTGGCTAAATTGAAGAAGACCAAGGTAGACGCTGGCTCCGGCCGCTTCTTGGTAGAGGGCATGTTGGACCCAGTCCAGACCGCCAACGGCTACAACATCTACAGCACGACCTTGAGCAAGAAGACCACCGGAACTCCTGATACCTACGGTATCTTGTTTGGTAACTTCGAAGACGTGCAAATCGGCTTTTGGGGCGGTGCTACTTTGTTGATTGACCCCTACACTGAGATGCTTTCTTCAACTGTTCGTATCTACGTCGAGCGCTTTATGGACATCGCTGTACTGCGTCCTAAGAGCTTCGTTATCGCTGATGACGTGACTATCTAATGACAACCGTTGACTACACCCCTGCAGCGATTAACCTCACAGAGGTGAAAGCTTTTTGCCGCGTGGACGGCTCAGCTGACGACAGTTTGCTGACCTTCCTCTACAACGCCGCGTGCGATGAGGCACTGAGCTACGCGCAGGTAGTAGTCGGCACTGCAACTGTAACGGTGGTAACCAATTGGGAAGCTGAAATAACGCTTCCCTTTTGGCCCATCGGGGCAGTTACCTATGTAAAGGTGGACGGCGTGGCCGACACCGAATACACCCTATTGAACGGACGCCTGACCCCTTCCGAGGAAGGCGATAAGCTGGAGGTAGTTTACGCTGCAGGCTGGAACACCAGCACGCCAAAGGACGTAATCCACGCGATCTACCAACGGATTAAATTTGGCTTTGATTACGGCGACGACTTGCCGCAACCAACGCCGCGCTTTTTTGACCGCGTCCTATTTCGCTACAAGAATACACTGTGACGCTAGACCGCCGCATTACCCTCTACGCACCCACTGTAAGCACCAACAACAGCGGGCAGGTACTGCGCTCCTTTTCGAGCGCTGGTACTTGCTATGCCATGCTGGTAATCAACGAAGCAGCGGGAACGGAGGCTTTTGTGAGCGACCAAATGCAGAGCAGCGCTACCGTTATTTGGCGCGTGCGCTACCGGACGGACGTCCTGGGCAGTTGGGAGCTGGAATTCAATTCACAGCGCTACGAGGTGATCAGCGCGCTGCCGGAAGGCCGTAAGCGCTACACATTGATAAAATGCAAACTCAAGGACAATGCCTAAGCAGAAAGGCATAGTAGGACTTGACGAGCTCCGCAAGAAGCTGCAGAATGCACCGGAGAAAATCCGACTGCAGGAGCTGTACGGTGCCCTCCGCCAGGAGGCTACACCTTTGCGCAACGCGGCGCGGGCTGCCGCTTACGAAGACGTTACCAAACCAGGTACAAAAGACCTCTTTAAGAGCATTAAGGTGACCCGCGCACGCGTCCGCGCATGGCGTGACCAAATCGCAGTTTGGATTGGCCCGGTACGAGTGCGCAACCGCAAAGGTGACGCCCAGGCTTACCCATTCATGCAGCTGTACGGACGCCGGGCAACGGGAAGCAATAAAGGCTACAAGGCAAAGGACTACATGGGCCAGGCCTGGGACCAGCTCGGCGCAGCTAGCCGGGCAAAGATTGACCGCATGGGCCGCTCAAAGTGGCAGCAACAACTAAGACGCGCGCTGCAGTGAACTACTTGCAAATCATCCGCGACAAACTGGTAGCAGCTCAGGCGCTGCCGGTTTATGCTATGGCCGCGCCCCAGGGCACCAAAGTAGATCACATCGTTCTGCAGCTGGACAGCATCGACGTAAGCGAAACCAAAGACGGCTACCGGATGCAGACCGTGAACGCGGAGCTGTACATCTACCAGGCTTCGGCGGACAACGCGCAAACCACATTACAAACCATCCGCACCTACCTGGCAGCGAATGGGAACAGTACCTATATTTCCGCCTGGATGACGAATGCTCAAAGCCTTTTCAACCAGGACGAGGAAACCGTACTTTTGATAGCCGACTTCACTTTTACAATTAAAACTACCTACTAATGGCAACAAACTCAGGCACCGAATTCCGCGTCCTATTGAGCACGGACGGCACCACATTCAAAGGCTTGGCCAACGAGACCGAGTGCTCGTTTGACATCACAAGCGAAACCCGCGAAACCACCAGCAAGGACAGCGCAACATGGCGTACCTATGTTTCTAGCGCAAAGGCTTGGAGCGCTTCAGGCAGCGCCCTCTTTGGTGACGACGACGCTA